GCCTCACCACGTCCAGGCTGCCCGTGAACGTGGTGAGGCTCGACTTGAACGTGCGCGCCGTGTCGCCCATGGACGTATCCTCGAGCGTGTCCGCGCTCTCGGCGACGGTCCAGCTGCGGACCTCGGCCACGGTATTTGCGCCGACCTTGACGACGCCTTCACTGCCCTTGTGAGTTGCCATTATTCTTCCTCCAATGCCACTGGGGCGTCATCGTCAGCCGGTGGTGCCGGCACTTCAGCAGGCTCGGCCACCACGGCCCAGCCCTTCGATTGCATCAATTCTACCTTATCTGGGCGCACGCGGATAATGGTCTCGCGCCCATCGCTCATTTCCACCAGGGTCATACGCCCGCCTCCACGTCATTCTCGATGGTCACATAGTCCACTTCGACGGTCAGGGTGGCCCGCGCCACGGGTTGGTCGCCGTCGCCAGAAAAGTCGCTGTCGAAAGCGATGATGCGCGTGTCCTTTGCGTTCCCGCCTCGGGTGCGGTCGGTATAAAGCGCCTCCTCGATCTCCACGCAAGCGGTGTCGAGCAGGTCATCGTAGGCCGTCACCGCCTTGGCGTACACGTCCACGCTCACGCTGAGCGTGCGCAGCTGCGTGCGCGGAGGCGTAAGCGTTGCATACTCGGTCGCCTCGGAGCTCGTGTAGATGGCCAAGCCGGGCAAGCGATCCTCGGCGATGGGATAGACCCGGGTCTGGTAGACGTTAGCGCCCGTGGTCGCAAGCCCCGTCAGTGTGGTCTCGATGTTGTCGCGGATCAGCTTGCGAACGTGAGCCATTAGGGCGCCTCAAGCATGAGCTCGGTGATTCCCGTGCCATCGGGCATCACGATGCGAATGACGTAGGTCACGCCCTCGACTGCGAGGGTGTCGCCTTCCGAGGCGTTCGGCACGTCAGCCGTGCGGGCAGTCACTCGGGGCTGGCGGACGGCGAAGGAAACGCCGCCCCCGGTGTCCACGGCCTCATACGCATTGTCGAAGATAACCGTGATGCTGCTGGCGGACCCGCCGGAGGGCGTATAGGTCGCCGCCACGCCGAAATCGGCAAGCATGATGAGGCGATCATCAGCGGTCTCGACGGCCACGCTTAGCCCTCAGTCTTGCGCGCCCGGGTACGGCGGCGCGGCTTGGTTTCTTCAGTGAGGCCCACTGCGCGATCTGCGATAGGCGCCTCTTCAGCGTGGGGAGCGACGCGCCCCATGGCCATCAATTCATTAGCCTCGGCATCGTCGAGCTCAATCACGGCTCCCAGGCGACGCACTCGGCCAGCTGCTACGGTGTTGCGCAAAACCTTATATTTCATTCGTGCCTCCTAGGGATCAGGCCCCCCGAAGGGGGCCGTCACCTTAGTGCTTAGGCTTAGCTGCCGCCGTCGTTGCCGAGGCAGAAGCTGACTGCGTGACGCACTGCCACGTCGCAGCTCTGGAGAGCCACCACGCGCACGGTGCCGCTGGTGCTGGCGGTGTAGGGATCGACCACGATGTCGAGGCCGCCGAACATCCCGACCAGTAGGTCGCTGAAGTTGCCGAAATAGGCGTCCCCAGCTGCCACTTGGTTGGAGACAATGCCCCGATAGCCGTTGATGGTGCCGCCGGGCTCAACCACGAATTGGGCCGTGTTGGTGGCCTTCTCTGTGGTCTTGAGTGCCCCATACATTGCCGCGCCCATGATGTAGGCGAGGTTACCCATGAGAGCGTTGTCCTCGGCCACCTTGGTCTCCATCTCCACCACTTGGGCGAAGGTGGGGACGAGATCAGGAGCGGTCCCGAAATCAACGGTGTTGATGCCGGAGGTGTTCTTGATCCCGGTGGGCTGACCCGAGGAGCCAGAGCCGGAGAGCGCGCCCAGGTCGATTGCGAGAGCAATAGACGTGGCGAGATCGTCGCGGATCAGGGCTTCCACGTCGAGGCTCGACTGGATGAGCAGCTGGCGCGTGACGTCCGTGTGTGCGCCGAGCGTGCGGGGCACCATGGATACCGAGCCGACGGTCATCTCAGACTCGGCAGAAGCCCCGCCTTCCGTAGCGATCCAGCCTGCGGCTGCTGCTGCGGTTTTCTTGGGAATCTTCACGTCGCCGGAGAGGCCGTTGAGCATCCGAGCGCCGGCTTGCATGACGGAGCTGGCATTGCGCAGCACGTCGATGAAGTCGCCACCACGGAAGTCGTCAGTGAACAAGGCAGCCTCGTCGGCGCTGTTCAGGTCACGCTTCCAGTTGCGGAGCACTTCAGCCGGGAGCAGGATGCCCTGAGCGGCGCGACCATACTGGTCGGCAGCTGCGCGGGAGCACTCGAACTCGAACGCAGCGGCTTCTTGAGCGCGGCGGTCGGTCGGGTTGGCGAGGGCGTGAATGGCGCGGATGATGCTGAAGCGCTTCACTTCTTGCTTCGTCATGCCCACGTCTTGAGCCTCGAGCGCACGGTCGGAACCGATCTTCTCAAGCAGCTCGCCACGGAACTCCTCGATGCTCTTGCCCTCGGCGATTGCCTTGCGGGCCATCTCGCCTTGATTGTGCCGAGCTCCGAGCTCGACGATTTGCGCAGCACTGCGCTGTGCGGCTTTGCGGGCTTCCGCCTCGACTGCCGCGATGTCCACTTGATCGGTCATTTTTTGACCCTCCTGGGGATTGTTGGACTCGACGGTGATTTGAGGGACGTGCCCGCTGCGACCAACGCCGACTGTCACGTCAGCGGGGATCGAAACGATGCTTGCCTCAACGGGGCGCCAGGATTTGGCCACATAAGTGTCCTTTTCCTTGCGCTCCAGCTTGTTGATCGCGTAGCCGATGGAAACATTTCCACGGATTCCGTCCTCAACATCAGAGAACACCTCGCTGGCCAGTGCGCCTTTTCCAAAACGCACCGTCGCACGGAGTCGCCGTGCCGAGCCATCGAGCTCCACTGATTCGATTACGCCGATTTGCTGCTCGGGATCATGGTCGAGCAGGAGCGGGGCGCGGCCGCTGTTCAGAAAAGATAGGTCAATCGCCTCGGAGGAGTGCTCAAGCACCTCCATGCCGAAGCTGCGAGAAACGGGTTCCTCGGAGGAGATGGCCATGCGCACGCGGCGCTCCTCGGCGTTGACGGCCTGGGGCTCAAGCTGCATGGCCCGGTGCGTGATCTCGGGCGCGGCTTTGCGCTCCTCGGCCTCGACCTCAGTCTCGGTTGCTTCGACCACTTCAGGCTCAACCGTTTCGATCTGTTCTTCGCTCATCGTGCGTTCCTCCACGGCCGGCTCAAACTCAAGCGGCTCGAAGCCATTATCGCTTAACCAAGCCCTCGCGTCATCTGCTGACCATTTTTCCTTGTCAAAGCGGATGCTTTGCAGCTCGCTGGTCCCGTCCTTGAGCCCGATGATGATGTGGATGCCATCGCCGAGCTCGTTTTGCATCCGGCGGAAGCCATCATACTGCGCCGGGTCGGTGATCCGCGCCGCGTGCTCGGCCACATAGGGCCGGGCCTCCTCAAGCGAGCGGTCAGCCTCGTCGGCGGCGTCCATGCGGTCCACGATGTTGTTGGCCCAGGTCTGGCCGGCGTTGCCACCCCAAAGCGCCCAGGCGATCCGGCCCGCCGATGGGTAGCCCTCCTCGCCCGGCGAGAAGCCCTCGCCCTGCTTGTCCACCTCATGGCGGGCGAAGTAGGAGGCCATGCGCTTCACCGTGTCGAGACTGAGCTCGCGCCGGTTGCTGATGTCCCGCGCACGCGCCACGCCCACCTCGGTGCCGCCGCGTCCGTACTCCTCGCGCCAGGCCAGGCCGCGCTCGGCCTCCGTAACCATCCCATCGGTGGGGCTGGTGTCGATCTCGATGCCCTTATAGGTTGCCATCGTCTGACACCTCCGGCGTCACGGGCATAAACTGCGCCGCGTAGGGCTCGAGGGCGTACTTGACGCCGAATTGCTCGATGAGCGCCTTATCGCGGGCGATCTGGGCGAGCAGCTCCTCCGTGTCCTTGCCATACTGCGCGGCCACGTCCTGCAAACTGAGCACGCCCGACTTCATGCCGAGCACCGCCGCGCTCATTTCCTTCTGCGGATCAACCCAATTCCACGCCCGGCCTCGGAACTCCGCCGCCTCCGAGAAGCGAATGAACTGCCGGACGGGGATGCCGAAGCTGTCCACCTCCATGGCGGCCTCAAGCCAGGCATCGAAAACCGGGCGCACGAAGTGCTCGACCATGAAGGTCTGCAAATTGCGGTAGAAGTCCCGCTCCTCGAGGGCGCCCTGGCGGATGCTGCTGTAGCTCGTGGCCTCGAGGTCATTGCTCAGGCTCGTGTAGCTCACCCCCAGGCCGCTCGCGATGCCCTTGAGCACGCTGGTGTGGAAGGCGTCGAACTCGTTGGAGG